TGATCCGTCTGTGTCTGTGCCTGATGCTGTGTTAGGTGTTACGTACAAGTTAAGACCTGCAACGTTACCTTGTAGAGCTGTTGGAGAAACTGATCCTCCAGCATTTTGTGGCTGTGAAGCTGTGTAAATTGGGCGACCAGCATCGTTCAATGTCATGATGTTTGACCATTGTGATGTATTTACAATCATGTTGCGAGCAAATGGATTTGAAAGTCCAAGTGTTGCTGAATAAACAGAAGCCGCACCGCGAGCAACAACTCCGAGAAGTTCTGCTGCTGTTGGGTAAGTTGTTGTTGTTGTTGCATCAAGTGATGCACCTGTGATGATAGCTGCGTTTACTGCTGCATCTGTTGCCTTTGCGTAAGCTGCGCCCATGTTGCGGACTAGCTCATCGAAAAATGCTGGAGATGTGCGATCTAGCAATTCAACAGAGAATGTCTGTTGTCCGGCATACTTCTTTACATCGACTGAGAGATAAGCAGAGTTTTGATCTGTGTCAGAGAATGCTGCGTTTTCAGCTGCAACTGCAACTGTTGGCATTGCTGTGATTTTAGGAATCTCGAATGTCATACCTGCATCTGGAAGCACTCCGCGTGAGATTGCTTCAATTGATGGGCGGATTGTTGTTCCGAGTGGGTTTATGATTTCTTGCAATTGTCTGGTGGGTACTAGACCTGCATTGTCACTAGTGTCATCCGCGGCGCGAAGATACTGACGAGCATCTTCATCACCTAGTGCTGCGCGGATTGTGTTTTCTGCATACTTAGCAGCTGTGATTTCAATGCGTGGCTTTGTATAAGCCATTGCTGTTACAGTTGGGCGAGCAGCTTCAACCGCTGGTGCTTCAACTGGTGTTGCTTCGACGGCTGGAGTGGTATTTTCCACGTTGGCTATCTCGCTTTCTGTTGGTTGGGTTTCGGATACAGCTTCTTCTACCTTTTCGGCTTCTTCCGCTGCGATATCAGTAACTTGAGCAGACTTAAATGCTGGCTCTGTTACTAAACTTACTTCGATTAAGCGAGCAGCGGATACATAAGTCACGCCGTCCTTAATCTTTGACTTTAATACTTCTGCACCAATACTCAGCCCAGATTGGAGTCCTTCTTCTGCCAGGATAAGAGCCTCTGTACCGCGTTGTGAACGAGAGATAGAAAATACAGCATCGATAGAATTCTCTGACTCAGAAAATGAAACGGCTCTTCCCAAAGGTTTTTTAACGTCATGCTGACTTAATAATTTTATTGACTTAGCATCTGGAATCTCAATTGACCCAGAAGCAAAGATTACTTTGCCGTAATTTGTCGAGCCTGCTTCAACATTAAGCGGAACAATCTTTCCTGAGATTGTGCGACTTGCTGAATCTGCTGTTAGCCCAGTTGAGAATGTGATGATTTGGTTCATTCCATACCATTGCTTCCATTAGGTGTTAGGTCAGTCATTTCCATTGCTTGTTCTGTTGTGATAAGTCCAAGCGATAGTAATTTTTCAATTACTGAAAGTTCTTCCATTGGATCAGTACGCAAGAAGTTGTGGTCAATATCAAAACGAACAACATTGCCGCGAGCAGTAATGTCATCCATAGATAGACGATCTTCGATGGCTGATATAAATGGTTGTAAAGATAAAGTCAAGAACTGCTTGCGCTCATCCTGGACATTTGCATAAGTCATTGAGTTATTGCGGTCTGCTGATACATAATAAGCAGGAACATTGCAAAGTCTGGCGCATTCCGTGGCGAGTTGTTCAATGGCTTCCCCATAGAGCATGTCCTTGGGAGAGTATGAAACTGGAGAAAACTCAAGAGTGGAAGTCAAATAAGCAGTTGAAGCGTTGCTTCTTGCTTTTTTCCAAGTTGCTAGTAATCCTTGAACTTCTTTAGGATCAAGGTCTGCTCCGTTGTTCTTAATATAGCCAGTAGCCATAGGAGTAGAAGCAGCAATAGCAGCTGCGCGTTGAACGTCAATAGCTGCACGGATTGTTTGAACGCCAGTTGAAAGAATGCCATCATTTAATGACTGGAATGTAATTAAACTTCCCAAGCCATCCATGGGAAGTGTGTAGCCATCAACTGCATAAGATTTAACAAAAGTATTTGTGCTATCAAGTGTTGCTGTTACGCGATTGTTAGCAATCCACTCAAAACGAGATGGTCGTCCGTCCTCATTGTAGACTTCGACCACTTTCCAGAAAGCTTGAGAATATAGAAGTAACGATTCAACCGTGTAGGAAATCGTAACTGATCGTGGTTGTGAATAAGAAGGTTGCTCTAACCATACTGGTGAGCCAAGCTCTTCGTTTGTAGATTTTCTGTATAGGTTAAGAGGAATTGCTCCGATAGTTCCGCACAAAAGGTTGCGGCAGCGTTGTAACGCTGGAACAGAAAGAGCCTCGTTGCGACTTACATAAGCATATTGAAACGGCATTGCATACGGTGAATACTCACCTAAAACTTGGGGCGCTGACTGTGCTTCGAGAAGTGGTTTACTTTGCAGTCCGAATGTTTGCAGTATGCGACCCATGTTTACATATTACCACACTTTGTCTAATATTTGACAATTTGGGTGTGTTGTGTCTAGGCAAAGATTTGAGGCTTTGACATTGGTTGAGATAATCGACTTACCACCATTGCCAATCCGATAGGTCCAACAATCGGACCAGCACTAGCTTTGCGAATTAAACGCCAACTTGAGTCCGTGGATTTGGCTCCGCAATTATTCATTTGGTCATCTAAAGTCTGCTGACCAGCATGAACAATTCTCCGATTATCAATCGAATCCTTAAGAGTTGAACATGCAGCATAGAATTCAGCTCCGACAATAGTTTCGACCATAACTCCCGAGTTTTGCAATCTATCGGCAACGGCTAATGTCGTGTAACGATCGTACAAAACGACTCTAGGTTTGTATTGATCACACCAAGCCTTAATATCGGATGCAATCTTTAGTTCGTCTACTGAGATTTGTGATTCCCATGTCTGAACTAAAGCAACACCAATTCGACCGTCTGGAAGGATTTGACCTGCCACTAGAGCTGCATTTCTTCGACTCATGTCAATATCAAAAGCAAAAATTGTCAAAGGTCCAGGAGTCATCTCCATTGATCTATCGCATATATCTTCCCAAGAGCCAGGAGTGAAAGGACTGGTCAAAGAGGACACCCATTGGCAAAGCGTTTCAGTTCTTGCAGCTTCTATTGTCGATGTTGCAATCGTTTCCTCGATGGCTTCTTCTGAAATCAAATATCCAAGGCTCGGATTTGCCATCGCCCATGCTTTACGATCCCAGATGTCACAAAAGGCTGGAGCTGAGTATTCATAGAAGCCTAAAGACTTTGGTGGGTAACTTAAACATTGTTCATGTAGGTCATTAAGGACTTTGCTAAATGCATCACCAGCATTCGATGTGAATATGCGCTGGGAATTAGGACGCGTGAGGGTTACGCTCTTAGAAGCGTCCATGGCAACTTCTGACACTTCTCGAAGCTCATCAATCCAAAGAAGGTCAGCAGAACGACCACGCGCACCATCAGAGGTGGCTGCAACAACTTCTATTTGTGCTCCTGATTCAAGAATAATTCGTTCTTGTCCGTTAGTTCGATAGACACCTTTCTTAACACTACCGCCCTTAAGTTGAGCAAGTAAGAAAGCATTGCGTTCAATGATATCGACCATGATGTTAAATGACTTAAGAGCCATTGCTCGATTAGATGACATGATCAAGATATCTTTCTCATCAAAGCAGAATAAACCTGCTAAAACTCTCATTCTAGCCAAATGTGACTTTCCTGATTGACGAGCTATAAGCAAAAGCACGGACTTGCGAACGAACATCTCTTTACTGTCAATTGTCAGCATGTCCTTAAGAATTAGCGATTGCCATTTTAATAATGGCTGTCCAATCTTGGCAGCTAGTTCTTCTACCTCTTGAACACGTGACTTCCCCTTAAGCCATGGGCTATGAAGCCGTGGTTGTAAATCCCCTACAAGCTTCTTTTTAGATTTGGGTGATGTCGTCATAGTTCTGGTTTAGGTTGTCCAGACATTGGACCAGCCTGGACCGTACTGGTCGTTTTCGGGTATAAATTGCCCGAAAGAACAGGGGGGTGGGGGGTCGAGCCTAAAAAAACGCCCTCAGACTTGGCTCCCTTACGAGCGTTGCAAGTAGCACAGCAGGCTAAGAGATTATCCATGTCATGCCCACCTCCACTCTTGCGAGGTATTACATGATCTACCTGTGTTGCAGTCTGTCCACAATACTGACAGATGTAGTCATCTCTCTTTAATACTCTGGCTCTTTGGTCTTTCCATCGTTGAAGTCCAAGCTCTCTGTGTGCTGGGTTCAATGCCATCCCTTATGCTTCCAATGTTGTAGAGCCTTACATGTATTAGGCTGCATGCCTTCTATTGTACGCACATAACCATAACGATGACCTATGTATCGTAAGCCCCAGTCTATCTGCTCTAATGGGTTAGCATCCTTAAGCCACTCACTCTTACCTTGGGGTATTCCATACACCCTATGTGTACCTTCTAAGTTACTTACTGCTTTCCAATTCCATGCTGATTCTTTGCCATATAGAGTTGATAAACATTTGTAATTTTCAACTGTTAATTGTCCTTTAGCATACTCTTTTGATGTAAGTCTTTTTATAGGATCGTTTGTCGCACTTGCTGCTGATACGAAAGAGAAGCATAGAGCTCCCCCGATAACGATTGCTACCGAGCGAACTAACCGCTTCACGGTTCGCTCTGAGCACTTGATGTGCTCTAGCCCTCTGAGTGTACTGGTCATGTCAAATCCATTTCTATAAGTGCTGGTCAGAACGCGTGTCTATTTATCAGTAGAGTAGAATCCTTTCCCTTTGAATACTAAGCCAGGTGCAGAATAGATTCGATTAGCCTGTGCTCCACAGCTAGTACATCGAACTAAGTCATGATCCATAGATAGTTCTAACTCCATTTGTGTATTACAAATAGGGCAGCGATAGTCATACATTGGCATTAACGGCTTCTTCTTTCCCACAGGCTTTGCACTCCCACCATTTGATTTTCCAATTACCACATGAATTACATCTAACGCTAGAAGCTTCCCAATCAATATCTGGTGGCAAATCGTTGTACTTTGCTTTGCGCAGTAGTTCCACCAAAGCAGAAAACGGTAAAAGTGCCGCATACTCAGACACATTCAACCCTTGTCCGTTACATCTCAGAACAACTACCCCAAGACTCCCATTCTTAGCTGTTCTGGCTCTGCTTTGGCGTAACCACGCGAGTGGC